TTTTCGTTGATAGGGCTATTATCCTTAAGATAAGTAGTGCTGATTAAATAAACAAAGTTTGTCATAATTTTTTCCTTACTAATTTACTATTCCAAGCGTGACGGCAATGGTTAATGTGTACGTCGGTATCAGGTATAGTGTACCATCCACCACGTTCCTTCCAAACGTCTCTATCTACACGGCTTGAAATCGTGTCAATTTCTTTACGTGTGTAGTAACGATTTAATCCTATTAATTGTCTGCAAAAATCACGGCTGGTATCTATCAATTCAGGCTCACCAGTAAAGGCAGCGTCTAAGCCATACTCATATCTTAGTTCTATTTGAGTGTCTACACTTTTTGAAAGTTCACGTGTACCTTTTGTAGAAGTTGAAAGTTTACCATTCTCGGAATTAATTAAGCCATCGTCAATCATTTGAGTGATTGCGTCCATTACTTTCTGTGCGTCAATGTTAACGTACTTTGCAATTTCGCCTACGGTTATGCCATCGTTTGCATTTAAGATTTGTAGAATGGCAGTTTCGGATGCACTTGCAAATTCAAATTTACAAAGTTCATAGTCATTCTTTGACACACCACACTCAGCAAATAAATTTAAAACATCTTGGTCGCTTTGCTTTTTAGACATTGCAACTTCTTCTACAATGGCAAAACCTAATTCTTTGCGAACTTCGTTTTTGTCAAGAATACCTTTTTCAAATAATAAAATATAATCCTGACCAATTGGTGGCTTGTTAGTAGTTTTTATTTTAGCGTCTACCATATATTGAAATACCACGTTAAAAGACGAATCTTTTATTTTTTGGCGGGGTTCAATATAAGAAGTTTGGAATAACTCGTAACCTTCGATAATCTCATTACGCTGACCCAATGTGCCAGGTGTTGCTATTCCAAAAATAACTGGTGTGCTTACTCTATGCCCTACAAAGATTTCTTCTTGTACTTGGTCGTTTAGTTGTTGAAATTGTTTGTCAAAGTCCGATGGTTGTAAGTTCGTAATTTCTGCAGGTTTTTCGTTCTGCTCATTATACATAATGATAAGACCACCACTTTCTTCGGCTTCTGCACCCTGATAGTTCTTTTTGAAACGACGCTTTGCAATTCTCATTTCCTCAGGCGTTGGTTGTCCCTTGAACATTTGAATTACGGTCTGTGCAAAGAATCCGTTTTTGATATTACTCAAATAATAGTTACCTATCTCTACGTCAATCTCTATGTACTTTAAAGCACCTATATAAGATGGCAAAGGATATTTCCCTTGACCAGCACGATACATTTTAAACGCATATACTTGTTTATTTTCCCTTGTTGTAGGGTTAAACAAAGGATATTCGATTACGGCTTCACGACTATTTGACCAATCTTCTGAGTAATACGCACAATCTTTGCCCAATCTAACATTCTGAAATGGCAAATGATACAATTCTGCTATCTCTGTTTTGGCTTTATTCCATATCACTTCAATATAATAGCCATCAAATAGTTCAAAATCTTGTGAAATCTTGGTATTAAAAGACTCATAATCTTCAAATGCATTGATATTTCTTAACTTGTCAAATGCCTTTGCCTTTTTTAGCGTGTCATCTGCATAAATTTCAAATGATTCACCCGCAATATAGGACGATTTTTGGTTGACAATAGCATTATGTTTAGGGCTTTTGTTGTAAAGGTCAATCAATTTTTGAGGGTAAAGATTGTCCTCGCCAAAAGTTGTGTAACCTTTTGTTTTATTTTCTTTAAATGTAGGCAAAGAAATACCCGCAAAAGAAAGTCGGTCGAGTGCGAACTTATTGTTTTCCATTGTTTCCAAATTTATCTACGCTTGTGAATCCCAATGTTAGAATAACAACCCATTCCACGCTTTCTATTAGTTTATCGGTGTTGTGGTAAAGCATAGCACCTATCAAAGCAAAGCCACCTATAATGCCTATCATTCGCTTTGAGGAAAACTCACCCTTATCACCTTTGAATATTTCAAATATTTTCATTTTTCTTTTTATTAAAAAATAGTTTCTTTATAGATACCGCAATCGCTAAACATACGGCAATAAATTGTAATAGTGGTAAAATTGTAACGACAAAACCAGTTGCAACTCCAAGCCATATGCCTATCAAATCAAGTGTATCTTTTTTCATTTTTGTATTGTTTGCGAATACCCTTCGATAGCATTCAAATAAAATTTAATTTCATAGGAATAAACGGCAAGTAAAGAATCACTTTGTTTTTGTTGACGTTCCATTTTATGCAATCTATCGCCCATTTTTACATTCTCGCTTTCACACTTTGAAATAATGGCTTTCTTTGTATTCTCGGATTCATAGTAGAGATAACCCACAATTAAAAGCATGCAAAAAGCCACCGCCGCTATCGGGTTCTTTTTAAATTCTTCAAATGAAATTGGTAGGCTCATAGTAATTCTAAAATCTGCGCTTTGCTTAAGATTGTTAAGTGTTCAGAATCTTTAATAAAGTTTTTAAATACTTCTTGGTCTGATTTATCTAAGTCGATTACTTCGCCTTTATTTAATTTTAACGCCCAATCCCAAAATTTTAGTGCATCTCCCTTTGTAGATTGCACTAACATTTGAGCCACAATTTTTCCGATATTTGAATCCGCAATTTCTTTGCCGTCCAAATCTAACAATAATTTATTTAAATCTATTTTCATACGATTACAAAGTTAAGTAAATTACACGCCCATTCTATGCAATAGTCATCATTTTCACCCCATTGTGCGTAGGTTTCAGCATCCATAGTAATGTTGCCATCAATTACGCATTGCGTTGGTGTTAACACTTCATCAATGATTTCGCTTGAAAATACTTGCCAGTAAAAAGATACTGATTGTGGGTTCATTGGAAAATTCAAAGCCGTTAACTCGAATAAATTTCCGTTGCCTTTAGTTGGCACTGTTATTGTTTCTATAGTTGTCATATTTATATTGATGTTATTGTTTCCCAAGATGCCGCACCATAAACACAAAGTTTACCGAGTGTTGTATCGTAAACAACAAGTCCTGAGGCTGGCGAACTAATTGCGTTTTTTTGTGTTGTTGTCATTCGTGGGAATAAAACCCCCTTTGTTGTTGAATTTATTGTTAAAATAGAACTTGTTACGTCTGTGGCTGTGTTTATTAATACGTTGCCATTGTCTAACGTAGTCAATAAAGCAGTTCCACTTGAGTTTTGAGTTTGAAAAGTTATTTCCGAAGTTGCCCCATTACCTTTTACTAAAAGAGTTGGAAGCCCGCCAAAAGCATTTCCAACAAATAAAGTTGCGTAATTTCCTTGTGGCACTGCTGGATTTATATTTATGCTTCTATTCCCTTTTACAACTAATATAGTTTGTGTACCATTTCCACAGGTTAAAATTCTTGCCGTATCAGTATTCCCAGCAATTACATTTAATCCAAATTGAGCTGAGCTATTAGTTGGGTTTATTATACTTGCAACATAAGTTGAATTTCCAACAGTCGCTTGCACCCTTGCAGTTCCATTCACATCGAGTTTATATCCAGCGTCTGTGGTTGTGTTTATTAGGACGTTGCCGTTCGATTCTATTGACATTCTTAAATTGCCAACAGCATCTCCACCCGTGTACATTTTTATATTGTGAGCTGCTTGCGAAGCCCTTAAAGCTAATCCACTTGAGCCAGGTCCAGAATAGAGATATAATCTATTGCTCCCAAGTCCTGAATCAGTTGAACTATTCATCCCAATAGCAGTAAATCCTGCACTTGTAATAAATCTAAAAATTGAAGCCGCAAGTCCACCCGCTGTAATATTTTCAATTGCTAATTCAGTACTTGTGTTTTGGTCTTTTTTAGCGTGTAATATATAACCAGGCGTAACCGTTCCAATGCCCACCCTACCATTAACAGTATCCGTATAAATAAGATTTGTAGCTACCGTCAAACCCCCTACATTTATCGCATTCGTTGTGGTATTCCCAGCCGTTGTGACCGTTGCAAGTGTTGGCGTTGCCGGTGTGGGTAAATTAGTCAACTGGCTTCCATCAATTGCAGGAAGTTTAGCCGTGCCATCTAACTGAACTAATTTATTAGCCGTGTTAAATGTGTTGCCTTGAGTTGTAACGTTTGCCGTTAACCTTGCATCTGCTAAAGTACCACTTGTGATATTTGTTGCATTTGTAGTGTCTACGTTTGCAACGTTACCAAGTCCAACACTTGTTTTATCAATTACCAAATCCCCGCTACCTAATAAAGTATTTGAGTTAACGGTTTTGATATTCGTTCCACTTACTAAACTATTTTGTTTTAAATTTAAAGCCGTTTGCGTTGCCGTGCTTACGGGTTTATTTGCATCGCTTGTATTGTCGACGTTACCCAAACCAACATCGTTTTTATCTACAACAACGTCAAAAGTAACCGTGTCATTTATATTGTCATACGTTAATGTGACATTTTGACCTTCAATTGCGTAATCACTAAACTTTTTAGTTGCCATAAGTTAAATATTTTCCGTTGTCGGTAAGTAAATTCAAATTCAAATTAGACAATAACCCAAAATTTACACCTTGTGAAATGATTTTTTCCGTTAAACTTGGACTATATGCAACCGATTCAACACTCAAACTCGTTTGTTTTTGAGTTTGACTTGGTGTATAAGTCTTTGAATTAGTCGTTATTGTTATAATTTTTTGCATTAACTTGGTGTGTAAAATACTTCTTCTGATTCAACTAATTGTACTTTTAAAATACCACTTTCAACTAACTCATTCGCAAGTGATGGGTTTAAATTTACGCTTGATGTTTGGGCATAAACCTCGTACATATATTCACCCTCGAAAAAGTTGTATGTGTTTTCGTTAACTGAAAACTTATTATAACGCTCAGTAAAAGTGCTAACATCACTTAAAATAAAAGCATACGTTTTATTAGTTTGTCTGTGAGTTAAATAAAACAAAAACTTTGGGTTGCTTATTGTGACCTTTTCCGTAAGTGTCAAGTACCAAAATTTCGTTTCCCCTTTTGTGATTAATAGCATTATAAGTATATTAGCAAATAGCGTAATTTGTTACAATAAAAAAGGGGTGACCTAAGCCACCCCCCACATATGAAAACAAGACAGAAATTAAATTCCTAATGTAGTTACTACGCTACTCTGCAATTTGTACGGAGCTTCGATGTCCATTGATTGAAGTGTAACCTCATAACCAGTAGAATCACCAAACGCAGCACCAGTATTCGCAACCATTGAACTAACATCACAACCACTTTCTTTACCTACCAACCAATACTCATCGTTGTTGGTTTTTACGATAGTGAATACACGTCCTTGAGCCAATAATTTTAACTCATTACGCTTAGCAGTTGACAATCTACGCAATTTGAAAGCCACGTCACATTGGTTGTACACCGTGCCGTTTTCAACGCTTACGTTGGTTGTGTTAGTCATTGATGCAGTCGCTTTAGGGATGTCATAAGTATAAACATCCCCACTTGCTACTGATGTTGCCGTAACTTCACCACTTGCAACCGTAAAGCCAGTTTTAGCCCAGTTAACAAGATAGATAGATTTAACGCCACCGACTGCATCTTTGCAATCAAGGGCAAAACTTTGAGAAATTAAACACGGCATATCTTATAAATATTAAAGTGTGAAATAAACTACTTCGTCAGGGAATGCAATCTGTACGCCATATTTCATTTTAGCTTTGAAATATACGTTTTCGCTGATTGGGTCGAATACAAATTTGTATTGTTCTTCTTCATTTGCAAGGTCAGTACCTACGAACAAGTTAGTCAAATGAGTTGCAACCAATTTGTCAGTTCCATCCAACCCACCAACTGCAATTAACTTCATGTTAGTACCTGGGATAATCATATCCATCATTCCTGGTTCAGGCATATAATGATACAAATTAGCGTTCTTCAAGTTAACTAAGAACTTCTTGTAGAAGTCTACTCCACAAAAACAAACCAAGTTTTCTTTACTTGCAATTCTTGACGGAATAGCAGCGTAGATAGCATCCAAGATGTCGTCAACGTTTGAAGTTGTAACCGAAGTTGCACTGATAGTGTTTCCTGAAATAGGGTCACCAGCACCACCAAAGCCCAATGCAGTCAAGATAGTGTTAAAACCATCAAACTTGTTAGTGTTAGGGTTAGTGTTAGAAGTTGCAACAGTTCCTTGCCAGATAGCAATTTCCAATTTTTCAGCAATCACACCAGCTTTTTCAGAACCAATAAGTTCTTCAAATGGCAAAGCAACTGCAGAACCTGGTGCAATTTGTGTTTGCATCCATTTAGCTTCTAAAGTTTTAGGGCAAAGAGTTTCTTCAACTGCAAGTCTACCTACAGTCAAAGTTCTTTGTGTAAAAGTTGTTAAACCTGATGGGGTTAAACCACATCCGTCTGTTTGGAAATAAACATCTGAATTAAGGATGTTAAGAGTTTCAGCAGATTTGATACCTACTTGAACTTGACCAGCGTCGTACATTAAACGAGCCGTTTTACCACCAAATAAGGCTTTGCTTAATAAATTAAGACTCTGCTCATTGGTGTAATTTGCGAGTGATGATACTACAAATGACATATTTTTATTTTTTCTTTAGTTGTTGTGCGATTTTTACAATGTTTGCAAATTGTTGTTCTTTTTTGCTTAAAGTCTCGGGTGCTTTTGTTGGTTCAGCACTTGGTAGATTTGCAACCTTCTCTACTAAATCAACGGTCTTAGAAAACATTTCACTTTGTTTTTCTAATTTAGCTACTACACTTTCAAATTGTGCAGTTAAGATTGCGATTTTGCTTTCTAAGTTACTTACTACCTCGTTGAATTTTTCGATTGTTGCAAATTCTTTTGCAGCTTCAATTTCAACTTCAACTTCTGCAGTAGGTTCTACGATTTCAGTTACGATACCAGCAACAGTAGTTACCAATGTACCACCTTCAACTTCGTGTGTAGCATCGGGTGCAGCGATATCGCCTTCGGCAGTTTCTACTAAAATAGCAGTTCCTACAGAAAGTTCACCTTCCCATTTGATTACCGTTCCATCGGTTAATACGGCACTTGCCATTTCAACTGATACCGCATCGTCGAATTTCAACATTGAGCGGATTTCTTGAATTAAACTTTTAGAGTCCATTTTTATATATATTAGTTTTATGTTTTAATTGTTGCGTTTTTTATTTGCCATTCCACTTCGACAATAGTGATTTCAAGTCTTCTAAAATTTTATTCTCCTCTATAGGTTCTACAAAATCAAAAAACCCTTCTACGCTAAAACCATTCCAAGTCCCATCTTTGCATTTTTCCCAATTTGCATCGTCTTCGATAAAGTAACTAACAAACCAACTACCATCTTTTGCATCATCAAAACCTTTTGGTGGCATTATCCCACGTTCAAAATCCAATAAATAAGATTCAAACAAAACGCATCCGTCTATTGCTTTATCGTGGTCGACATTTACACTATTGTACTTGTTGTTTTTCGCCCATTTTTTAGCAATTTTATAAATGGTTTCCTTGTCAAAGACCACGTAATATTCACCACGAGAATCATCACGACGATAAATTGGCAAATCAGCCAACATTGCAGCACCTGAAATAATCCTTTTTTCTTCATTTTGAATAGCAAATTTTCTACGCTGATTGAAAGCCATAAAATCTTTTTCTATTGCTGGTTTGTCAACTAAAGAAATAAATTCTACACCACTTTCTAAATCATCTTCTGATATGGTCAATTTGTAAATAGGTAAATCCATATAATGTATATTAGTTTAATTTAAATTTTGTTGCGTTATTCGACTACACTTACACTTTGATTGTTGCTTACACGCTTTTGTGTGCGTGAAATATCGCCTTCGGTAACGTACACACGTCTATCTTGTGTTAACTCGTTGCCATTGCCTAAACTTGACATATTAGGTGCAGCCATTTGTTGCATTCCACCACCTGAAGATTGTGATGGCATACTACCACCTTGTGTTGATTTACTTTGAAATTTAGTATCAGAAATCTTTTTGACCGAAACTAAACCAGCAGCAAGTGCTAACCCAGCATTCACAAATCTTTGACCAGCAAACAATTCATTTTCGGGCTTCATTGCTAATGCACTTGAAACACCTTGCCATGTGTTCATAATCGCTTGTGCAATACTGACTGCCTTACTTACTTCAAATGCTTTTCTTTGGTCTTCTTCGCTTTGAGTTGCAAACGCACTGTAAATGTCAGCAATTGCCGTTAAAGAATCATTGACTGCTTGGTATTTTGCAGTTTGAATTTCTTTTTCTTTTTCGGCTTTTGCTTTTTCTTTTGCTAAATCTTGTTCACGGATTTGGTCTTTTTGTGAAGCTATTTGTTTGTCAATTTCAATTATACTTTCACCATATTTTAAACGTGTTAACCTTTGTTCTTCTAAACTTGCTTGTTCTTTTGCTTTTATTTGCTCATTCGTTTTTGTTTGGTCAGTTAACTTTTCATCACGAATTTTAATAAAGTTAATTTCTTTTTCGTATCTATCTTGAACGGCTTTTAATTCAGCCTCAATAAATTTTTGACGATTCTCTTTTATTTCATCTTCTTTTTTCTTTTGCTCAGCACTTTCTTTATCCGTAAATTCTTTTCTTGCCTTGTCAAGTTCAACATTTCTTAGTTTTAAAATTTGAGCCTCTGTGTACCCTTGTTCTTTTAAACCTTTGACTTTAGTGTCAAACGCTGCATTGGTTGCTTTTTCTACATCTGTTATAGTACTTTGATTTAACGCTAATAATGTGGCTTTACGTTCAAGTGCGTTGGCTTTTTCTTTATCTAAATTCTCTTTACGTTTATTTGCGGCTTCTTTATCTGCTGCACTTTTTTTATCCGATTGTTCTGTTATATAGTTTTTTTCTTCAATAGATAAAATTTTCAAGGCGTTTTTAGTATCATCAATAATTTTGCCCCACTCTTTTTCGTTGTTTTTACCCATATTTGCACGGGCTTGTATTAAATCATTGTTTAATTTTTCACGTTCTTTTGCGAATGCCCCTAACTCGTTACCCTGAGCCTTTAGTAATGCAATTTCACGTTCTAATTTGTCGTTTGATTTATCAGTTGTTTTGTTGAGTTTATCCAAAGCCCTATCTTGAGCCGATGTTATACCTAACCAATCGGTAAAACCTTGTACTAATTCACCCACAAAATTGGCAAAATCTGCAAATCCTGGTATTAAATTGGAAAGTGTTTTTTTAACTTTTTCAAAATTTGCAATAACATAAGTAAGTGCAGCAATAAGTAAACCAATACCAAGTGCAGACATTGCACCTTTTACCGTACTAAATGATTTAGTTACATTTCCTTTTAATTCTGTCGCTAATGTTTTAAATTGTTGTTGTACTTTGCCCAATCCCTCAAGACCTTGAGCCAATGCCATTGCACCTTGTACTTTTACCAGTGTTTTTTGCAAATCTTGACTTTCGCTACCAAACAAAGCCATAGCCCCTTGAGCTGCACTAAATCCACTTGCAACGCCATTTACAACCGTTTGAACTTTTGCAAACTTATCAGGATTTAACGCTTTTACTCGGTCGTTAAAATCTTCCATTTGGTCGGATAGGTTTGCAACCTTTTGTTGACCAGCTAACGCCTCTTGACTAAATTCGCCAAACGTAGCAACTAATTGTTGAGCCTCATTTTTGGCTTCTTTTAATTGTTGTTTAAACGTCTTTACGGTTTCTGTTGCACCACCTTTTGGCGTTACTTCTATTTCTATTGCTGCGGTTGATTTTGCCATTATTCTACTATTATAAAATATTTAGTTCCTGATGAGATAAAGTGATGTGTTGCTTTGTTTGTGCTTATTGCATGACTTGTTGAATTGTCTATTAAAATAGAACCATCCCCAGCCGTTATATTTAATGTATGACTATTGCCCAATTTTTTACAGGCAAACATTTTGCCTTTATTGCTTACACTTGGGGTTGGTAAAACTACGTTTATGCTCCCACCATCACAATCGGCAACGATTAAATAATCATCGTATAAAGCCGTATAAGGTGAATCTGCGTGTACTATTTCAACTATTTTCCCACTACCTAACCACGCCCCAACAACTGGGTAATTCTCAACGTAAACCCTATTTGATTCTGTGATTGAATATGTGTCGCAGTTTATCGCCGTGACGCTTTCAAAATTAATTGGGATGTCTACTTGTGTACCACCTAAAATAGTGTTTGCGAATCGACCTTGCGAAACGTGGTCATTGCCTACCGTGATATTGTCTTTTGAATCTAAACCACTGTCTCCAATGTTTACGCCCCCCGTAGTTACGCCCGTGAACCCAATAGGTTTGCCGAATGGAA